TGGTGGGAAGTAAGGATCTCTATAGACTTGGTAACGTCCTGCTAATGTACCAACTCTTTCAATACCCATGTTGTATTGATCCTGCTCAGGAGATGCGTTAGATACGTGGAAGTATTCTAAGTCATCAAATATTGCAGAAATCTCAGAAGATACAACAATCCAGTTAGCTCCACCTCTTAAAGTAGATTTGTGGATTTGTGCTGAAATTTGGTTGATTGCTGTAATCAAAGTTTGATTCCAATCTTTTTGAGTGTACTGTGTTAATGGGTTAGATGCAGTACCTCTTTTCCATCCGTTGTAATCCCAACGTAATGTCCAAGCCGCACCTTTACGTAAGTCACGTAAAATTTCACGGTCAATTTCTGCGGCAACTTGCTCAGATAATAAAGCCGTTAATTCAGCTTCAGCATCGATGTTATGGAATGCAGAAACGTCTTGTGCCAATTCAGGAGACCATTGTGCTCTTAGTTTTCTTTCAGTTACAGAAACAGTTACTGATTCTAAATCAAAAGAAACCTCACCAATTTTGTCTTCAAACTCCAAGTTTTTGTATGTTCTGTAACTACATCTGAATGCAGATCCTGCGGTCGCTAAACCTGTAATAGGTAAAGTAAATCCTGTATAACCATCAAGACTATTTGCTCCAATAGATGCTGGTGTTTGTAAGTCAACTTCTAAGTAAATAATACCGTTTGCAGAACAAATATCATCATATGCTCCACCATTACCTGTTGAAGACCATGTAGTTGAGGTTTGTGTTCCGTATTGAACTATTCCTTTTCCATATTTTTGAGTAACTACTCTGAAAAGTAATTCATTAGCACCTAAACCAGAGAAACCGTTAGTACCTGCCTGTGTTGCAAATACTTTTAAATCGGAAAGGAATGCTTCGTTATCCATTTCTTGACCATCAGGTCCGATAAGTTTTCCAGCACCTGCGTTAGAAAAACCTGACAAACCAATAAGTACTTTTCTGTATTCTTGATTAGCACCATAACCAGAAGAAACTAATTGACCTGCCGACCAAACAACTGTACCAACATTAGTTGAAGTATTCGCAGTATATGCACCTTTGGAGTAATCAAATAAACCAGCCGGATCTAATCCTGGTTCATTTCCTTCGTAAAATCTATCATAAAGGTTTTTGTCGTTTGCTCCGTAAGCCGCTTGTGCAGCTGTATATGTAGGACCATCATCTGCACCAATTGGACCAAAGTGTGCAATTTCATTTGTTCCAGGTGTTTGATATCCTTGGATTTTAGGAATAAAGTAGAACAATTTACCGATAGGTAAGTTCATTGCTTGTACAGATACTAAATCATTAGCCAACAATTTAGAGAATACACGTCTAACGATAGGAAATACTACAGTTTCAAATGAACCTGAACTATCCGTTGCTGACGCTTCGTTAATAAGGTGAGACGCTTGGTTTTCATATAATTGTGCCATGTTCTCTTTAACGTGACCTTTAAGTCCGTCTAGGAATCCTAATCTATCCCATTTGTTAATTGTATCTTCTTTGATAACTTTAAGGTGTTTTAACCCGATGTTACCAACAAGACCTGATTCTAATAATGCTCCCATTTTTTTATTTTTAAATTGAGTTTATTTTTATTTTATGTATATAAATATACAGTTTTTTAAAAAAGTTTATTTTTATTTAATTTTTGTCATCAAATCCTTCATTCTAAGGAATTGTGGATTCTCATAAGTTTTACTTTCGATAAGGTTTGTAGACGAACCAGTTTTAGGTGTTCTAACAACTTTGTTTTGTACACTTTCAGTGATTGTGTTAGATGGAACATCTCCACTTAGTTCTTCTTTTATCGTTTTGTAAAGATTTTTAGATTCTTTGATAGTTTCAACATTATCAAATCTTCTAAGGATGTTTATTTTTTCTTGTTTAGTTGTTGAATGTTCAGTAAACAATCTTGTTGAATATGCTAAGTTTGAATTAAAAACCGCAACTTCGTCAAGTTTCTTTCTAAAGAAATCCAAAGCTTTTTTATATTCTTCGTTTTTCTCTTGAAGTAATTTTAATTCTGCGTTTCTAGATTCTCTTACAGTGCTTGGTGCCGCAACTCTACCTCTTTCAGCTCTTCTTCTATATGTCATAGTTCTTGCCGCTTCAGTATGTTCTGCCGAATCTTCACCTTCAGGACTTACCAAATCCTCTTCAATCTCTTCTGTCCATTCTTCTTCCATTTCTGAGTATTTCTCATCTTCAGTAACTCCGTGTTTAAGTTCACCTTTTGGATATTTAGCAGCAACTTTAAAGTTTCCACCTTTACCAAATCTTTTTGAACCCTCTTTTCTTTTATATGAAACTTTGTCCATATTTGGAGTTTTACTATATTTGAATGATTCAATCACAGACTCTAAAGTGTCTTGGTCGATTTCGTAAACATTTTCACCGTCCTCTTCCTCAACGTTATCATATTCTTCATCAAAGTTGTACATCTCTTCAACGTTATCATAATCTTCATCAAAGTTATGCATTTCCTCTGTGTGATATTCTTCATCAAAATGATGATCACCCATTTCATTCAAATCTGGGAATTCTTCATCCATGTAATTTTCCATCATACCCATAGGTTCTTCCATTTCTTGTTCTTCTTCACCACCAAAACTAATTAGGTATTCAGTGTTATTATTATTATCAACTAAATGAATATCTCCATCATCTTGTTTTTGAATAATAATTCCATCTTCATCACCCATAGCCTTAAATACACGTAACAATTCTGGCATTGATGCCTGTGTCATGTTTAGTGGTGGCATTTCTTCATTATCTCCTTCAATTTCATTACCATCTTCTGGTTCTGTAACTTCAGGTTCTTCTACACCTTCTTCATCAGATACAGGTTCTACAACCTCTTCTTCATCTTCGACATCAAACTCATCCTCTACAGGTGGTTCTTCAACGTCTTGTTCGTGTAATCTTCTATCTCCTCTAAGAGATTCTTTTACTAGTTGTGAGATTTCTTCCTTCATTGTAGAAGCAAGTATTCCTTTTGCATTTTCACTAATAGCTTCCTCTATTCGTTTCATTTGTAATAAAGCCTCTTCAACTACAGACTTTTCTTTTTCCATAATATGCAATAATTTATGCTTTTGGTTTATTTTATAAATAAATATATCACATTTGATAAAAAGTTAGTTTTAGATAAAAAGTAATTAAAATAAAAAAGGACACCAATAGGTGTCCTTTATCAAAAAAATAATAAAAGTTATTCAATTACCTCATCAATTTTACTTTCTACAATTGCTGTAATTCTCCAATCCATTGTGTATGATTCATACGCCTTTGTGACTTTTGCTTCAACATCTGTTGGTGAAAAACCTTTGACTAGTTTTTCCTCTTTCATTTTTTTTACTTTTCCTGTGTTCTCGTCAACCATATCAGTTGTGACTCTTGCTACAAAATACTTTTCATCCATGTTATTTAATTTTATTTTAAATAATCGGATAATCTTTTCATTAAGTCAACTGATTTTTCTAAATCACTTCCATTTATTTTCTTTTCTTCTTCTAACTTCTCTTCATACTTAGGTCTATCTTCTTGATTTAAATATAAGTAAGCCCCCGGTGTGGATGGTGACGAAACTAAATCAAAACAAATTAATTCGAAATCATCCTGTACTTCGTTTTGATCTCCTTTTTTCACTAAAGAACCGACACCACGAGAAGAAACCCCCATAGTAACACCTTGCCTCATCATATTTGCCGCCACATCTCCTTTAGATGATACCACACCTCTTTCGTGAAACCCTGGTGTTGTTAGTAATTTAATTTTACCCATTAATACATTACCTTCCCACCATACATCAGTAATTAAGTGTGCGACTCTATCTAAATCTATAAGTGAAGATTCAGGGTGATTAAGTTCAGAAATTGACATCCCCCTATTAATAAGTTCTTTATATTTTTCAGCTTCTCTTTTTAAAATCTTTTCAGGGTATACTCTTCCGTTTCTATTTGGTACACCCCATTTTTGTAGTGTAGCATAAAAAACAAATGGTTTTGAGTGGTCTAACTGCCCATAAGATTCATTTATTACTGAATTATTTCTTGTGTCGTTTGGATTGATTATTCCTGCATCCCACTCAACTAAGATCCCTTTACCTGTATCACTTGGTCCTAAAATTTTCATAATATTTTATTTATAAATATTGAATTATTTGTCTTTTGACATATGCAACGAAAAATACTTACTTGATTTTAAGTTTTCATAATAAATATAGTCCAATATTTTTTTTATATTATGTTTGATTGTATTTGATTTGAACTCAATTGTCGGGTCTGAAACAAAAAGTGTGAGTTCTAAAGACATGAAACTTTTTTTGTTATTTTGTATTCCGCTAGTTCTTAAATCTAAATCTAAAATTTGTTTTGATTCGAAAACTTCTTTATTATTTATTTCTAATAGTGTGTGTAATATTTCCCTTTTTAATACCCCTGCAACCCTATCCCAATTATCACACTCTAATTTTGGTTGTACCCATGTTTGTAAAACTAAGTAAATCGATTTAAAGTTTGTTGAGTCTACAGTCCCATATACACATTTAGCATCTTTGAAAAGATTTAGTTTTACACTTTTTCCTTTTTTCATTTTTCATAATTATGAAGTTTATTTGTTTATGTAATAATAAAAAATATTTTCACGGTTGTCAAAAATTAAAAAAATTCCTACTATTTATATTAGTAACACCAAAAAATTTATGATTATAATTGAAGTAAAAAATGAAAAATCTATTGAACAAGCATTAAAGGCTTATAAGTTCAAAGTGTATAAAACAAAACAAATTCAAAAACTTCAGGAAAAACAAGAATATAAAAAACCCTCCGTAAAACGAAGGGCTGAAATTAAAAAGGCTCAATATAAGCAAAAGAATCAGTTAGATTCTTGATTTTTGTCTTTTTTTCCAAAAATCTTTTCAGTAGACGTAAGACCTAAACATCCGAACGCCAACATTGCAACAGCATTTACTAAAGTGTCAGAAGGTTTAATATCTCCATGTGAATAACTGTTAACGTACAAGGTTATACATAAAGATACCCCACAAAGAACACCAACGAATCTTTTTGAAGATGCGTTACCATCACTGTCCATAAACACTCTACTAAACGCACTTAAAAATTTTTTCATAGTCCCAAATTAAGTTGTTTTAGTTTATAATAATCATAATGGTTACATTCAGAATCCATTACTTTCTTAATCGTTTGATTTATTGTATTTTGTAAATCAATATCTGTCGATTCGTTCAAATTAAGTTTCAATTTATTTGAAATACTTTCTTTTAAATCTTTCATTTCTTTTTCTAAATCTTCATTAGAAATATTAGTTATTGAAAAAATTTCTTTTAAGTCGCTCTCTTTAAGATTTAATTTTTCTTTCAATGAGTCCTCATATACTTTAACCATTGTTGAAATTGGCATATTAACGACCTCTGTTTTATTATTAATTTCTGACTGCTCTTTAATTAATGTGTCCTTTATTTGTTTTTTAGATTCTAAAATTCTTTCTAGATTTTTTATTGAGTTTTGATAAATTAAGTTATCAATGTCCTTATAATTATTTTTATCTGATTCAACAATTTTACTTAAAAAAGTATCTAATAAATTTATTGTTTGAATATTATCTTTTATAAGAAATTTAGAATACTCAATATTTTCATTAATGTATTCATCCGCAATATCTCTATCTAAACCTTTACTTGTTGATAGGTCGTCGTAAATATAATAAAGTTCAGCCAAATCTTTATTTTCTAAAACTAACTTATTAAACACGTTCATTACAATCTCGAACATATCGGTATTGTATGTCTCTGCGGTTACTTCTTCAATTTTTGTTTTTATATTACCAAAAGTATTCATATTTTTTTATTATAAATATCTATTTGTTTAGTAAATCAGAAACCTTCTGATTAATTTCCACTATTTTGTTTCTTCCTTTAGATAAATCTAATGATGTATTACCATAAAAACGACGATCTTCTAATATTAAATCTAAGTCATTTTTTTTGAAGTTTTCAGGTGTTACCCCCGCAGCACCACCGGCTTCAGGTCCTGGAGGTGGTGCTCCTCCTGCATCAGGTGGTGGTGCTCCTCCTGCATCAGGTGGTGCCCCTCCTTCTGCTGGTGGTGCCCCTCCGGCTTCACCATCTTTTTTACCGTATAATTGATCAACGTTATCAAATAAACCCGTCTTAGCAATGACTTCGGCGGTTTTAGCAAGTTCAGCCGATACAGCCCTTTCGATTCTTTGTTGTTGTAAATCCAATCTTATTTCTTCATCTGAGAATCCTAAAATATGTTTTTTAGCCCACGATGCCGATGTTGGCGCAACTGAATTAGCAATTTCAGAAACAGCTTCTTTATAAATTGCAAATTTTTCTTTCCAAGTTTCAAGAGCCAATAACTCACCTTGTTTAGAAGGGTTATGTAAACCAATAGTAAAATTTGTTAATTCATCCTCAAAACCTAATAAAAATAAATGAATGATTGCTATTTTATTTAATTCGGCAATCATAGATTTTTGTATTCTATTAATGGTTCTGGCAAATCTTATATCTAATAGTGATAAGTTTTTACCGTCACCTACCGCCTCCTCAAACCCTAAATACGCCTTTGGTATTCTAAGAGCCGTAACTAATTTCTTCTGTATATATTCAATATCTGCAATTTCAGCTAAGTTAGTTCCTCCCGGTAAAGTTTCGATTGGGTTTGTTTGTGTAACATCTCTAACAGGAATAAAATAATCTTGATCAACAGCTAATTGATTGTATCGCATATCTACGTTTCCTGTTTTAGGATCCGCAATTTGATCCCTTTTGAATTTACTTGCCGTTCTTTGAACATATGCATCAACATCTTTATCATCCATGTTACCGACAAATACTTTAAATACTCTTCTTTCAGGTGCTCTAGATACTCGATATATCATCATAGCATCTTCAGATAATAATAGTTGTTTCCAGATACGTCTCGCCTTTTCTAACATAGAAGTACCATAAGGAAGTTTTCTATCATCACCTAAAATTCTAAAATGTGCGACTTCCCATGTATTAAATTCCATATTTTTTTCTTTCCAAACAAACTTCAAGGAATCGTTTTCCATTTCTTGTGAATACTTATCAGGTTGAAATCTCATACCTTTTTCTAATCTTTCTATTTGTATGTTTGGTAATTGCTGACATCCTACAACACCCCTTTCTGGATCCAATTTTAAATAAATAAAGTTATCACCAAACTTACAGGTGTTTCTTGTCCACATTGGTAAATTTGTATTTATGTCTAATCTATTAACAAATAAGTCTATTAAAACCTGTTTTATTCTTTTTGATTCTGAATAAACTTTTATAATATGTCCGTCTTGGTCAGGTGTTGTTGATTCTTCGGCATAAATGTCTAAAGCCGCAGAAATTTCAGGTGTGTATTCCATAGATTCGTAATCATAATACGAAGCCATTCTTGTTGGTTCATAGTAAACCGCCTGTTGGTATAAGTTATTCTCAACCTTTTGCCATTGTTTACCAATGTACATGGTTTGTTGAGCCTCTAATCTTTCCCTTTCAAATTCGTTTTTATCTGTTGTTTTTAATAGTTGTTGTTTGTCAAATTTGAAGACCGGTGACTGCTGGTCCATTGTTGCTTGTGGACCAAACGCTTTACCTAATCTTTGCCAAACAGTTAGTTTTTGTTCTGCCATGGTTTTTTTAATTTAAAAATAGGGTTAATGAGTTTAAATTAAACCCTTCTTCCCCCGAATAACCATAAATACTTTTCATAATCACTTTTGGTTAATTGGTTGTTTGTATAATTATGATAACCGGTCATTGCCGGTACCCCAGGATTATAATTTATTGATGAATCTTTATAATCTCTTTTATCTGTGGTCCAAGACTCTAACATAGTTTTAACCTGTTCAGTTGCCTTCTCTAATTGAGCGAAAGAAGTTTCACCAACGTAGACAGCAATAGCAAATGCCATTATTAAATCGTCGTGTTGTCCTTTTTGGTGATCTGGTCTACCATTTACATAAACAAAAGTATTCAACTCATTAAATAATCTTTGTGATTTTAATGAAAAATCAAATCGTAACGCCTCTTCAAACGCTTGGATAATTAATACTCTTTTTGAATTAAAGTTAATACCGGGAACTTTGTCTTGATTTTTTGGATCCCATTTCCACTTATCTGCGGGATTTACACCGTCTATGTATAAATTTTTGTATCCAAGTTCTTGTAGTTTTCTTGATGTAGAAACACCCATACCCCCTGTAATATCCGTCACAATAAATGCGTTATACATAGTTGCCCACTTAAATGCTATTTCAGCTAAAATGTCAGGAGGAACCTTACCTATATATTCTAAAACCTGTTCTCTTGCATCGAAATCAATAACTGATAATGTACTAAAATCCTCACTATCCCCTCTTGACACATCAACACCCATTATGTATCTGTGACCAGCAACGGGTTCTTTCCATTGCCAAAGAGCACCACCCATAAATTTATTTTCAGGTTCTCTAATATGTTTTTCTTTAATTTTTTTCATGGTTTCAGCGGGGATAACATTATCTCCCGAACCTAAAAAGTTACATTCTAATTCTTGTGATATTTTTCTCTTATCAAATTTTAATTTTTTAGCCATAGCCTCAAACCAAGAACTATAGGCCTTATACCCATCATTTTCTATTTTTTGTTTAATTTCATTAAAGTCTCTTTCACTAACTTTAATATTACCATAATCAAGAGTAATTTCATTATCATTGTAGTCAGATCTATTTAACATGTAATGTACTATATCATCGCACTTAACTAATTTTAAATCTTTAGAGTATCTTGGATCTCTAAACCAATACATTTCAGTAATTCTAAAGTCATTCATTCCTTTAACTGCTTGACTGTATATTGAATAGTAAATTGGGTCAAACCCGTTTGGTGTTGAAATTACAATAACTTTACCTCCTGTAGAAAGGGACGCCATACACGCTGACCAAAAGTCCTCATCCGCGTTGATATAAGCGGCCTCATCAAAAATAAGAATTGTAGGGGTATATCCACGTAAGGCATCTTTTGACGTTGCAACGGCCTTAACCTCACAACCATTCGTTAATTTAAAGTGTCTCTGTGAATTTTTTTCAGCAGAAAATCCGACACCCATCCATTTTGGCCATTGGTCGACAAATGCTCGAACTTTATTCGCCATCTCAACGGCGGTATCCATTTTGTTTGCAATTATAAGGATTTTTTCAGGTTTTTCTTTACGGGCAAATACTAGTCTTTTTGATGCCCATGCAGAGGTTACTGTGGATACACCTGCTTGTCGATATTTTAATGCAATGTTTTCTTCACAGGTATCATAATCTTTTACCAGTGTTACTTGATCATTAAATAATTCTAATGGAACGTATTTAGATTGTGTGTTGTCGTAAGTTTGTAGATAGGTTTTAAGTGCGTAAGGTGTGTCATTTACGCATTTAGCATACTCTAATAAAACTTGTTCTCTTGATAACGACATCCATTATCTTTTATTTCTTCTAATTGCAAATAATAATTCACCCTTTGTTGTGTGTGGTGGTAAATGATTTTCAAGCAATTTCATTATATTTTCTTCAAGTTTTTTTACCTCTTTTTTTGATTCTTTTTTTTCAGGTAACTTGTCTGTTTTTGTTTTTGCAAAATCTCTAACTTGTTTTTTTGACATAGAATCAACAACTTTTTCTACTTTTTTTCTATAACTTTTTGGAATGTCTTTTAATTCTTTTTCTCCCTTTTCAACTGAGTAAGCGGCACCCATCAAACCGTGTTGTTTTTTAGAAACAGACTTTTCTTCTAATTCTACAGACATGTTAGGATTACTTTTTTTAATAAGATCGTCAAGAGTTTTTTTATCATTTGCGTCTTTATTAGGTTGTAGTACGGTTTTAGTTATTGCTTCTTTTGTTTCCTTTTTATTCAATTTTTCATATAAAACATTAATTTGTTTTTCAGAAAAACTATGTAAAGTAGACATAGAAAACCCCTCATGTAGAAGTTTTACTATTTTAGGATTCATGTGTTTCATTTTCTACTAAATTTTTTTCCCATTTTAATACGATATCTCTTTCGTATAATTTATTTTCAACTGATTCAACCGTTTCACCATATTGAAAAACTAATCTTTTTCTTTTGTGAACCAATATCTCATCACTATTAGAATTCTCCCATGCTAATGAGATAACACCATCTATTGCATCATAAACACCAAAGTAATCTGAATTTTGTATTAATTCTAATTGTACTTCAGAATTTTTTAATACCCCAACTTTTTTTATGTAATTTATTTCAGGTGGTGATGGTTTACCTGATGCTGGTTCAGCATCCCAATCATCTCCCCATACATCATCCAAATCGGAAAAAATGAATTCATATATATTATCTCCTTTATAATTTGGACCTAATTCATTCACATAAACTAAAATCATAAAATTCTTCCGTTAGGTGTTACTCTTATTTGTTTTCCGTTTTTTGAAAAAACTAAATTTTCTTGATTAGTTTTACCAATAAATTTTGTATTTTCGTCCAATAATCTAAACGCAACATCCATTTGTCTTATTGATTCACTTAAATTTCTAATTTCTTTTTTTACTTCAATTTTTTTCATTTGGTTTTTCAAGAAATCCTTTTTTCTTTTTTCCCCCAAAGTTTTCTTTTCCGACTCATCAATTAAAAAATAACTTTTTAAAACTTTCTCTACTTGTGATTCACCAAATATTGAATCCATAACTTGTGTGTATTCTTCTTTTGGTTCTGTCATCATAGTACCTGACTCTTCTTCCGCAGATGGTTCAGATATATCAAAGTCTTCTTCAGAACTAAAATCTAATTCACCGGGCCCTTCTTGACCATATTCATCTTCACCATCGAATTTAGATAAAATGTCATCTTTATCGTCTTCTTCTAAATTATCTAAATTAAGTGCCGATAAAATTGAATTTAAAACATATTTAATATCATCAGACTCTAAAGAATTATCTTTTTCTATTGTTCTAAGTCTTTGACTAAGTTTTCCTGTAAGTCTTTGGATTGATTTAAATGATGGTCCTTTTTGTTCTTCGTCCCCACCAATATCGAAGTCCTCATCTCCTGCATCGGGAATTTCACTTGTTGGTTCTATAGGTCCGGACATATCTCCACCCATTTCAGGCGATCCTCCCATTTCGGGTGATCCCATATCTCCACCCATTTCAGGTGACGGTGGTGCCCCCATATCTCCACCCATTTCAGGTGCCGGTGGTGTTGCAGGTGCCGGTGGTGTTGGTTCTGCAGCTGCAGGTGATGGTGGAGTTGGTTCAGAAGAACCAACATCAGGAGTTTTTCTATTAGTCTTTAGGACAAATCTTTTTTTTTTTACCTCTTGCTCACCAATTAAAGCTATGTTTTCGTCGTGACCATAAACTCGGTTAAGTTCTGCTGCGGTTAAATTTAATTTTTTCATTGCTTCAGAATATGCTCTATAGTGTTTTCTACCTTTCATTGGTTCCATATAATCCATAGTGGATTCATTTAAACCTTTCATTAAAACATATCCACTTTTTTCTCTTACAATTGAGTATGTATTACCGTCAGCTAATTGTATTCTATAATCAACAGAAGAAACTTCGTTAACGTTATTTTTAGGGTGCTCATTATAAGTTGCGATTTCCATAATTCTTCTCAACTTATCCATACCTGTCAATTTTTCACTACCCAAAGGTCTTAAATCTCCCATTTTATTTTTTTTTAATTGTTTAGTCCGTTAAAGCCGCCAATAGTAACAGCACTACATTGTTTAGATTGTTGACCTGTTGAGTTAGTCCATTCAGGTGTAGGTGTAGTAAATGTTACTATAGAAGTACCACCGGTGACGTTATTAGCAACTCCTACCACTACGGTTTCATAATAATTGTCTGTACAAGCTGTTGTCGGCATAATTTTTTATATATAAATATATCAATAAATAGTAATTTA